CTGCGCGGCGATTTCACAATACCGCTCATCAAGTTCGATGCCGATGGCGCGACGGCCAAGGTTCTTCGCGGCCACCAACGTCGTGCCGCTGCCCATGAAGGGGTCAAGCACGACACCATCAGGCATGAATGACAAACACCAGCGCATCAAAGGGACGGGCTTTTGTGTTGGGTGCTGGCCCTCGTGAATATTAGGAACGCAGCCGATCTTCGGAAGCGCGATGAACTGCGCCGGTATATCAAGCGACGTCCAACATAATTCCACGGCAGACATGGACCGTGCTGCGCCGAGTTTGTGCCACACCAACCAACCCCTAGACGGCGGGAGCGCGTAATGGTTGCCGCCCCAAATAGCGGCCGTCTTGCCCGCAACATATTCGACCAACCACGGCGCCGTTTCTCTATCCCACTGAAGTGCGTACTTCTTTCCCCATTTACCGCCCTTGATGTATATGCCGTAAGGCGGGTCCGTCACCACCGTATCCGCCTCGAGCGACGGCAACACATCGCAGCAGTCGCCGTGGTAGATCGTGATGCCCGCGTGGTCGTAGTACGGCGTCATTCGTCGGTCGGCTCGGTCTGTTCGATCCGCTCGTAACTGTCGTGTACCCCGCCCACGGGCCCCCCCAACCGATTCGCCAACGTCGCGCCGTCCGGGTTCACCTTCCCGTAGGCTTCGACCGCTTCCTGGCGCTGCGCATTCGGGTGCCCCATCCGCCGGATGTTCTCTTTCGTCTTCGCCATCTGGATTTGCGCGAAGTCGTCCTTCGGCATCGCCATCAAGACTTCCTGCGCCCGTTCGCCTCGGGCCACATAGCCATCGGGCGACGTCGTGAACGTGCCGATTTGCGTGATGTCCAAGATCATCCCCGGCGTGATGCCGGTCCAGCCTTGTTCCTTCGCGCGCCAGATGTTGTCAGGCCGGCCGGCGGAGTTGAACCAGCGCGGGACGAGGGACGGATCGCGCAAGGCGATCGGGGCGGACGGTTCCCCGAAGGGATTCTGCAAGCGGCGTTCGAGCACGCTGATGCGCCGGGCTTTCTTGGGGGCGTCGGGGTCGACGGGTTTCTCACTCGCAGTCGTGCGGGGCATCAATCCTCCAGAGTACTGAGACGTCCGGGCCGGAAGTCTTTGGTATGCGCCAGATAGTCCGTTTCACTCATGCCCCGATGTTGGAGCACGCGCTTTTCCGCCTCGCTGATCGGCGCGCGCCGTTGGGGGACACTGCCGCCGACGTTTTCGGTGACGAGCGGCGGATGCGCCGGGGGGGCGACGGGGACCGGGGCCATGCGCGCCTGTTCGCCCAAGACCGTCGACGCGATGATCCGCGCCACTCTCGGATCCGCGGTGTAACTCGGGGGGAGGCCTTGCCACAGCGTCCGCAGCAGGGTCTGGTCAATCGCCATCCCGCTCGGCGTTTTCTCCTGACTCGCGGCCTGGAAGTTCCGCAGCGAGAGTTCCTGCGCCGTTTGGGCCTGGAGCGGTTCGACCATCGCGCGGGCTTTCGATTCCGCTTTCTTGTCGATCAGCGCCGAGAACTTCGCCGCCCGGTCCACGTCGGGGGTGCCGTCGCCTTTCCAGTAGTCGAGCGCGCGGGCGATGTCCACCAGATCGGGATCGGCCACCGCACTGGGCGGCGCGGCCGGCGGCGGTTGGAGGTTCGCCTGGACCTGCTGATAGGTCTGCAGCGTCCCTTGCAAATGCGCCAACTGCTGGCGAAGCTGATCGTTCTCGCCCGCCTTCAGTTTCAGGTCTTTGTTTTCCTGACGCGCGGCTTTCAAGGCGTCGAGCGGGACCATCTTCCCGCCTTGAAATTCAATCGCCTGACTTTCGTCGGGATCTTGCGGTTCGGGGGGCGGGAGTTCCGCGGGCGGCGCGGGCGCGTCCACAGGAGGCGTCGCGGGGGTGACGGGGTCGTCGGCTTCGAGATCCATCGCCATACTTAATCCTCAGTCCTCTGTAAACGTCGCCAGCACGCACAGCGCGATAATGAAGCCGAACGCCATCGCCGTGAGAGGCCGAGCAATCGCTTGCGGCCCTGGCCCGATCGCGACGAACATACAGATGCACGCCCAGCTACCAATCATCCAGAACAACGCCGACCGCATCAGTCTTCAATCACCGCGAGCAGATCGTCCTCGCGCAAGAGCAGATACCGTTCGTCCTCGTCGTGCAGAAAGATTTCCTGCCCCGCTTGCCAGCTGAAGATCACCTCGTCACCCGCTTTCACCACAGGTTCGCGGCGCACGAGATCGCGCAGGAGATCGGCCGTCGCGTCTAAATCCTCGTGACGGTCCCGGATGGTTCGGAGCGGATTGACATCGCTGTCAGAATTGCCGGGCGCGACCACCACGAAGTTTTTCAGCGCGGCCATATTCCGCGCGAGCCGCTCCGCCTCGGCTTTCCGCGGGTGTGCCTGCACGCCCACCGCGACGACGGTCCCGGTCTGCTCCGGCTTCCGATGCTCGACCAACTGCAACCCGCTCGCGGTTTCGGTCGGCGCCTCGTGCGGCTTGATCAACACGCGATCATTCAAGGGACGCAGGATCATCGGCGCGGCTCCACGCGGACGCGGATCATGCCCGCGAGCCAGCCGCACAGAAAGAACACCACGGCCCGGATCATCGGCCCCCTCGGGTAAACGACGTCGTCGTGGCCGCCGTCTCGACCGTCTCTCGCGGCGTCAAGTCCTTGACCCGCGTCGCCGGCCAGTCGAGCAAGATCCCGATCTCATCATTCGCGTAATCCACCGCTTTCACCAGCGCCGGCACTTGCGACAAGTCCCCGCCCAACGCCAGCTTGATCCGCCGGCCATACATCTCGCCGCCCCATTCCTGCCGCGCATGCTGGAGGAAGACGAGCCAGCCCGGGGACTTCACCAAGTTGGTGAGGGCGTCTTTTTCTTCGAGCGGGGTCAGACTCATACGAATGCTTTTGCGCGCGTGGACAAATGGGGAAGTCCCCTCGCTGACCTACCGCGTCGACGGCTCGGGGTCATCCGCGCACCGCGACGATATTGACGTGCCGCGTCGGCTTGATTGGCGGCGTCAGCCAGCGCGCGACATCCGCAGCAGAGAGCGGTTCCCCCGCCTCGGGTCGGGTACTCGTGCTCAACCACCAGACGGTCAACCCGGCGTCGGTCAACTGCGCGAGCAACTGCGTCGTCGTGCGGCCGGCCAACGCCAAGCCGCCCGGCCAGAGCTCCAGGACCCAGCAGGGACACGACGCCAAGAGATCCGGCGCGCCGTCGAGAATGTGACTCTCACTCCCCTGCGCGTCGATTTTCACCAACGCGGCCGAGGCGAGGAGCGTATCGAGCCGCCACAGCGGGACCGTCGCTTGATCGTCCGTCAGATCCCACCGCGTCGAGCGGAACCCGTCGAGGCGGAGCGTCGCGGTCCCATCGGCTTCCCCGGCGAGCGCGGCGACGACCGTCACCCACGGATACTGCGCGACGACGGCCGCTAAGGCGTCGTGCCACTGCGGGTTCGGTTCAATCGCCAACACCGCGCCGGTCGGCCCCACGGCGAGCGCGAGCGCCGTCGTCATGATCCCGTCCGCCGCGCCGACGTCAACCACGGTGGCCCCGACGGGGGCATGGGCGCGCAAGTAGGTCGGGACGTGGCCTTTGAGCGGACCCATTAGTAGCGCCACAGTTTCGCAACGGCGATTTGCCGGATGGGTTTCGCGTCGGGATGCGACGGCTGCGGATGGCAGTAGGGCCCGTGCCACCCGTCTTCGGTCTTCGCGTAATACACGAGGTCGGTCCTCAGACTCGTCCAGGCGTATGGGCCCATCGGAAACAGCTGAGACATAGTCGCGGGGAGGAACGCCCGCCACTTGCCGCACTCGTACGCGTCGTGTCGGAACGGGACCGTGATCAACAGTGTCCCGTTGCAGACTCGCCACAATTCCTCAACAGCTTTGGTGACGGAGTCGGGATCGTGCTCCTGCGCGCCCCCGTAATGGCGGTTGTCCATGCCGACGTGTTCCAAGGTCGAGACACAGACCACCCGATCAAAGTGCCGATCCGGCCACGCCGACAGATCCCGCAGATCGCCCGAGGCATACGTCCGGTTCGGTTGGACGTAGACCGGCTCATGCGCCAGCGACTGCGTCAGGTGCGTCAGGTCGGCCACCGGATCGGGCATCTGAGCGTTACAGGCACACCCGGCGTCGAGCACCCGGCCAGGCGTGTCCAGCGCGAGCACCTCGAACGCGAGCGGCAGTTCAATGACCCGTTCATTGGGGCCCTGAATACCCCGGACGGGCTGCCCCCATTTGATGTTGGACAGGGTCTGAATCAGCGCCATGTGACGGTATTCACGAGGACCTGCTATTCACGAGGACCTGCAACAGGAATGCGGTCGCAATCACGACGAGCCCCATCGTGGGATGGGGTGTCAAGAGCATGGCTCCTGCACACAACACCACGAGACACGCCAATGAGCCGAGAATCCCGGTCATTGCGGCCCCACCGGCCCTGGCATCACCGGCAGGCCCGGCGGGCCCCCCATGCCCATCGGTGCGCCTGGCGGGCCGCCTGGGCCCAGTCCTGGCGGTCCTGGGGGCAGTCCGGGCGACATCCCCGGCATCCCCATGCCCGGCATCCCCATCGGCGGCTGCAGCAGGTCCTGCGACGGGCTCCCCAGAAACGCCCGCACGTTCTCCACATCCAAGGCCCGGAACACTTCCCGAATCACGGCTCGGGCGGCTTGCGGCGTCTGAAACTGCATCGCCATGAACGGGAACAGCTGCATCAACGCCGGGATCGCCTGCATCAGCCCCTGGACGTTCTGCTTCCGCCGGCTGGGGTCGGCGTTCTGCACGCTCCCGTAGGGCTTGAACCGGAACGCCCCGTCGAGCAAGGCCGCCGTGATCTTCCCGTCGGGCAAGTAGCGGTCAATCGGCACGCCGCGCCCTTCGAGCCCCACCAGCACGGAGTCGGGCGCGTCAATCCCCGCCGGCTGCTCCGCCAAGACCCGCTTCCAGATCGCGTGCCGGACTTGCGCGAGATCTTCCATCGCTTCCTGAAAGCGCCGGACGATCAGGTCCATGCGGACGTAGCTCTGCTCGGTCGCCATCTGGATTTCGCCCAAGGTGCGCGACTCTTCGGCCACTTGCCCGGAGGCGGCGTCGTTGATCCCGCTCAACCGCTCGGCCGTGCGCTCCATTGCCTGCTCCCGCTGCATCGCGGCCTGGAGCCCGAGCTCGGGAATCTGGAACGGTTCGATCTCGCGCATGTCCCGGACGTCGATCACCGCTTTGGGGCCAAACGGCTGTTCCTCGGCGTCCCAGAGCGCCCCGGTCAAGCGTTTGATGGGCGCACTGACCACGAGCGAGAGCCGGTCGGCGACCATGTTGCGCCAGGCGGTGTGCTCTTCGATCGTCGTGATCAGCTTGTGGCCGATGAAGCTGAAGCCTTCGGTCGCCCGGTCGGGGCGGGGGAACAGGATGATCGGGATGTAGCGGGACTGCTCGAAGTCGTCGTGCTGGACCCTGAGCACGGTGTGCGTGCCCAGGTGGAGCGTGATCAGATACCAGCGGGCCCCGCCGTAGGTCTTGTCCTTCAGCGTCTTCTGATGCTTGGCGTCGAGCACCGCGTTGACATCGATCAGGACCAACGCTTCCCACAGCTCGTGTTCAATGGTGGTCGCGTCCTGCGGCGCCACGGATTGATTGGCCCGTTGGAGCGAGAGCGGCGTCTCGCGTTCACTGACGGCCGCGAGGCTGTCCACCGCGTCCTGGTCGTAGATGCCCGCCTTGGCTTGCCGCTCGAGGTCCGCGCGGCGTTTCCAGATGCGCTTGGCGTAGCCCCAGATTTCATCCTTGTCCCGCGCATGGCCCGGCAGAATCAACGAATCCCGATACGGCAACACGCGGTATTGCGGCCCGGTCCGGATCACGTCCGAGCTATCGACCACCGTCGTCACCGCCATCTGGTCCGGCGTCGCGTCGACATGCTGCCCGTCGGCGTCCTGCTCGAGCAGCGGCTGCCCCTGGTCATCAAACAACACCCCGCCTTCCAGCGTCGTCTGCACCTTGGCCTGAATCGTCTTGCGGCCCTGCCGGCGCTCACTCGACTCGCTGACTTCAATCAACGCGCGGGGTTCAATCAAGGCCATCAACGCGGCCTTGTCGAGCACGCTCTGCAGCCGTTCCTCTTCGGCTTTCCACTGGTGGAACTCTTCGACAAACGGCGCCCGATCCGCACTCGCGCCCCAGCCTTCGACCGTCCACACCGGACTGACCCAGACGGTCCGCATGATGCGGGCCTGGAGCGCGTCGACCTTCTCGCACGCGAGGTAGCTCGTCAGGTCGGCGGCATCGGGCCACGGCATCGTCTTGCTCGAGCGCGTGCGGGCTTGTTCATAGAGGCTGTGCCAGTAGTCGACTTCCAGTTCATTGGCGCTGCGGGAGGCGATCGCGTTTTCCAGTTCCTGGGCGAGCCACAGGCCCATCTGGGTCTTCTGCTCGGCGTCGAGCGGCACGTCGAAGGGGTTCCTAGACTTGGTTGGCACTCAGCGCCTTTCGGGTTCGGCGTTTCCAGCGTCGCGACCGGACCGCGAGAATGTCCATGCCCAGCGCGGCGAGACAGACATCGCAATACCGATCATCGGGATCCGGTTCATACATCGCCGTGTGGCAGTTCTCGCACGTGACATCCTGTTGGCCAATCATCCACCGCAAGCGACTAACGTCGAGCGCGTCGTCGGGCATCCCGAATCCCCACCCGCCACGGGTGCAGTTCCCACCACGCGACCCACCGCAGCACGACCGCGACACACACGGCGCCCACGATCATCGCGACCGCCATGTAGAGCTCGAACCGCAACACCATCGGCGCACTGACCGTCATCGCTTCTTCTTCGTGGGCTTCTTTTTGACGTTATCCGACAGCGCGGGGAACAGGCCCGTCGTCTGACTCATCGCTTCCCCTTCGGCGTCGCGTCGACGCGATCGACTTTGAGCGCATGCCGCGCGTGGCCCAACCCGGTCCCCGTCCGCGCATCCGCCGGCCGCCCGCGCTTCCAGTCGGCTTTCACTTGCGCGGTCTTCGCGTTCTGATTGTTGTGGGCCCGGTTCCAGACATTCGCCATCAGTAGCCCCCGCGCCCCATCGACACCCCGCGCCGGCGATGTTTGTCGTAGGGATCGGTATCCTTCTGGGCCCGCTTCAGCGCGAGCCGATCCATCGCGTCCATCTTGGCCTGTTGCTTGAGCACTTCAATCGCCGCCCGCTCACCAGCCATCGGCAAACTGGGCACATCCGCTTGGACCGCATACTCGAAACAGTTCTGGGGATGCTCGAACCAGCCGTCTTTCTTCGGCACCCAGTAACTACCGAGGCGATTGGAGTGGCGGGCCTCGTCCTCGAGCACATACCCGGCTTCCAGGCCGTCGATAAAGAACGAATCGAACCGCTCGTCCCCGAGGCCCACCAGCACCCACCGTTCTTCATCCACGAGAAACGCCTCGTCCCCGTTCACTTGCCGGCGCATGTAGGTCGCCGCGACTTCGTTCGCCGCATATCGACGCTCCGGGTGATTCGCGTCCGCCTGGAACCGTGGGGACACCCGCTCGCCGCGGCCGTCCCGATCGCCGTGTTCGTGATACCAGTCGCGCAAGAGACTGACCGGCGTCCCGCGCAACCCTTGACTGTTCTCATTCGCGCCGGCCGGATCACACGTGGACCAGAGCTGCGTCCGCGTGGGAAACCACAACTGGCGATACCGCTCCACGATGGGCAGAAACGCGTCGAGATGCAGATCGCACCCCATCACGCCGCCGAGCACCCGGACCCAGCCCCACGACGCGACCTGATACCAGAGCACGCACGGATGGTGATACCCGTAGTCGTACGATTCATAGAGCGGGAGCTGCGGATTGAGGTCCAAGCGGCGCACGTGCGTCGCCCGGGCAAACGCCCCCAGATAGACCGGCTTCCCGTGCACATCCAGCCCGCGTCGGCCCTCGAGCTTCGTGCGCCGTACGGGATGCCCCGGCGGATAGAGGGTTTCGGCCGCCGTAATGGTCTGCGGGTCCAAATTGTGGCGATTGTCCCGCATCGCGACGCGGATATACCGATGCTGGGCGTGGCTGTTGTTGACCGGCCACCGAATGGCGATCCAATGCGTCTCGGGGACCGGGTTCGGATCGACCACCATCAATTGCGGGAACCCCGGCTGACTGAGCCGCAAGGCCGCTTCTTCGTAGACATCCTCGGGCACTTCTTCGACCTGGTTGATATAGAACCCGGCCGTCGTCAAGCCGCGCACCTTCGCGAACCGATTGTCGGTGGACCCCGCCTTGAGATAGAGCGCATACAGGCGGGAGTGGTTCTCGAAATCGAAACAGCGCTCCTGCGCGTTCCACGTCCCGTGCGAGATCCCCATCAGTTCGCAGACGTTGCGCCAGTCCGGAATCAGCTTCTGCAGCAGGTCGCCTTCGTTCCACCGGCTCATCGTCCAGCGAATGCCCGGATAGTCCTCGAGCAACGTGCGAAGCGCGATCAGGATGGTCCAGGTCTTGGCGGAGCGGAGCGCCCCTTCGACGTCGAGAAACCGCGCGGTCGGCTGACGAATGGCCCGCAGGATCTCCCGCTGCACCGGCCCGAGCCGGACTTCGGTGACTGGCGCACTCATCGCGGCGACCAGGAGCAGGATCGCCAGCATCTAGGCATCCACATCAATGAACTTGACCGGGATGGGCCCCTGCTGCGGCCCGCTCAACTCGACCTGCTCGACGGGCTTCCCGCACACGCGGTCGAAGGTGTCTTTGAGGGCGCGGACATCGGGATCTTGCGCCGCAATCTTGAACCCGTCCCCGATCGCCAAGTAGCGGTCCATCACCTGCGGATCCGTCACCCGGACGTAGCCGGTCTCCGTTTTGGCGAGGAAATGGAAGAGGCCTTTGGCGGTTTCCAGTTGCGCGGTGATGAGCGGCCCGAGTTCGGCTTCGGCGCGCTGGCGGAAAATCTCGAGCGCGGTCAACTTGGCGAGGGTCGAGCGTTCTTTGGAGCCCTTTTTCCGGCCGGCGTGAGGACGGCGACCACCTCGGGGCAATTCCACCTCGCAAATCAAAGAATCAAAGACCGGGGGGACGCTTCTGAGTCTACGCGCGTGTGGGTAGAAAGGCCACACCTTTCGCCGTGTGAGTAGAAAGGCCACGCTTGTTGAACGGGTAGACTCCGTCGGCCGGCCCCCGCAGCTTGTTGCACCGACGACAGATCGGCTCCACGTCCAACGGCTGGTGGTAATCCCGGTGGTCGTACTGCGTCGCCAGCGCCTCGCAATCGCTACACCGCACGCCGTTCGGTAAGCGCGCGAGTGCCCCTTCGCGAATGGCTTTCTTCACGAGATTGTGCGCACGGCCCGCAAGACGACGCCATTGCAGCCAGGTTTCCAGTTCTTCGGCCGACCACTTCGCCATTACGTCCTCCTCAACACCGCACGCCGATCGCCTTGAGCGCGTCCTCCACCGAGCGGACGGTCACAATCGGCCACCCCTGAAACTGCGCGGCCTGGGCTTTCGTCGGCGTCCCCGTGGCACTCTTCACCTCGAGGGCGAATAACTGCCCGCCAAAGCAACAGAGCACGTCAGGCGCCCCCTTCTGACTGATCCGCATGACGCGGGCCCCGACCCGCTGCAACGCCGCGACGATGGCGGGTTCATTGGCATCCCGCTTCCGGCTCTGGCCGACCCGCATCACTCGCCCGCGCCGACGCGCTGATGCCGTTGATACGTCCGGTTCGTCGGCCGGCACAGACACGGCTGCGTATACGTATGCGCCGCGTGCGGCTTCACCCGGCCACACGTCACCGTCCCCTGACTGCCCGGACACGTCAGATCCAACACCCAGCCGGTGTCCTCGCACGGGTCGCACTCATGCGTCCACGGATCGCGCCGCGCCGCCGGAATCGCCTGCCGCAGCTGCGCGGTCAGGGCGACCTCGGCCGCCTGGCGCCATTCGCCCGTCGTCGGAAACCACTTGCGCCCCGGTTCTTTCGCCAGCGCCTCCGCGCCCGCCTTGACCGTCTCAGGGGGCAGATCCTGGAGCGCCTCGTAGTAGACCCGCTGCATCGCCGCGTCCACGTCCTGCGCCCGGAGCGCGACCGCCAGCCGGTTGAAGACTTTGAGAAACTCGGCTTTGACGTCGACCTTGGTGAGCGTGGTCATGATTCGAGAAACTCCTTGGAGGCTTGCGCGAGCCGGAGGGTCCGATCACTCAGGACCGGCGGGCCGCGCAGATCGTCGTCCCAGCGGCGGCCGTTGAGCCACGTCGCGGGCAGGGGGATATACTGCCCGCCGTTTTTCAGCCATTCGGTTGAGGTCTTCTGCACGTCGACCGCGCGCAGAATGATCTCCGTCAAGGCCAGCGACGGATGCAGTTTGTCCCAGGCTTTTTCGGCGTCCTGGCGGGCCCGCCGCTTCGGCCAATGCGCCCAGAACTCTTCAAAACGCAGGTGGAGCTCCGTCGTCTGAGCTTTCAGGGCGTTCGTCTGGACCCGCGCCTTCGCGACGCGCTCGTGCAACGGTGTTGCACGTCTTTGTTCTAGTTCCGTTCTCTTCCCTTCTGTTCCCTTCTCTTCTCTTCTCTTCTCTTGGGCGGGAATTTCCGGGAACTTCCGGGAATCTCCGGGAACTTCCGGGAAATTCCCGGAACTTCCGGGAAATTCCGGGAATTGCGATTTCGTGCGTTTATGCAGGCCTAATTGATGCGAATCGAAGTTCAGGACCTGGATGTAGCGCTTCCCCTGCACCCCGTACCAGCCGATGAGCTCGACCCGCTGCAATGCCTCAAGCCCGCTCGCGAACTCATCCAGACTCCGCAGGGAGGCCGGATAGCACATGTGTTTGACGGTGAAGGTGTCCCCCTGGAGGCGCCCGAAGTCGTCACTGTGCGCGACGATCAAGGGATAGAGGGCCTGGCAGAACTCCCCGAGCTCGCCCGCCACGGCCGCCAAGGCGGCGAATTTCTCCGACGTACTCAACGATTTGGACAACATGCGTCCACGCGCCATCGTCACCCCCGTTGCTGGTGTCTTGCCCGACTAAAACTGGCGCCGTTGGTTTCCCCCGCCACGGCACCCACAACGGAACCAACAGGTCGCTATCTCCGGTCTGGAGTCGCGCCCGCCGGGAACTCTCCGATCTCTTGTCTTCCTCAGTCGCTCCGTATCACCACGGTCGGTGGATGCGGTACGGGTGTCCGGGGCGTTACCCAGAGTTCCCCATCGCGCCAAACGCGTTTCGCCGTCGGTCTTCGTCGTCGTCGACTTCCACCCAGCGATCGTGATTCCACCGGACTCGTGATTTGCGATCGCCCAACACTTTCAGCGGCGGGATCGGCGGCGGGGCAAACGACCAGGCGCAGGTGCGCGCGACCCCATACCCCAACAATCCGAGGATCACGACGAGGACATACTTCACGACGATCCTTTCCCGCGCGTGGTCAAATGGGGATCTCCGATCGCTGCCCTACCGCGTCGACGGCCTCGGGTTGTGCGCTGCGCTCGTCCGCTAGTTCCACCGTGGCGACCCAGTCCGAGATCTGTTCCCGGGTCCAGTGGTGCTCGTCGTTGAGATGGGCGATGACATTCGTCACGGTGCGACCGACGCGGTTAAAGAGGCCGCAGTTCGGGCACGTGGCTCGCTCAAAGATGAACGGCCAGCGCGGCAGCCACTGATGAACGTGCAGCAGTTCCTGACCGACCGCTTCGGCGGCGGCGGCAAGGGCGCAGGTGTGAGTTTCGTATTTGAGCGCGTGCGACGGCCCCGCGAATTTCTGCGGCTTCCACATCGCCCCGAGTCGAATCGCCTCGGACAGTCTCACGGATCACCTCCGTCTTTCGATGCGGTACGGGAGGACGGCGGATTCCCCGTCGTGGGTCCGCGCGTCAAGAAATCTTTTTCTTCGTCGTCCGTCATCACTTTTTCCTGTTGTGGGGCGGCCTGGGCGGCGGCCTCGGGCGTCATCGTCAAAACCACAGCGTCGGAAAGTCCTTCGAGTAGAATCCCCCACGGGGATGCAATCCGGCCGCGCTCCGCATCATCTCGGGAATAATCTTCTGGGCGCCTGTCACCCACCGCTTCAGACAGGAGATCGTCGCGAAGTGTAAGTCGTCGCTCGAGCCTTCGCGCCCGAGTTTGGGTTCTTCCGTGCGCGTTCGTTCCGGCTGCTGCGTCAGCGTGAACCACCGCTCCAATTCCCAGGGCTCCCCTTTCGCCAGACATCCGCAATCGCACGTCGTGATGACCTTGCTGCGACTCATCGCGTCACCGTAATCTCATGCCGCGTCGCCCGCGCCTCGTGCCCGAGCGCCTGTAAGAGTTGGCGGCCGAGGTACTCCGTATAGGCCGGCGGGATCGCTTCTTTCGTGCCGTGCCAGTCCGCCCAGTCCATCCCCATCGCGTCTTGAGCTTCTTCGAGCGTGCGCGCGATTCGCATTTCCGAGCGGCCCTTCCCATTGCCATTCAGCCGCGTGCGATGATGCGTCTTACCGCGGGGGTGCGTGTCGTAGACGCCGACTGGCTGCGCGGTGCGCGCCATCCGCGGGGCCATCAGAAGGACGCTCGATTCAAACAGTCGGCCGCGGTCCACCCGCAACCCGAACATCGCGCCGTGGAGCAGAATCACGGTCCCCATCGCCTTCCGAGCGCCGACGACGTTCTCAATCACATAATGTGTGGACTGTTGGGCCAGGAGCGCACGCATAGGCGTGAGGCAGTCGACATAGCCATCGTTGACGCCTTGGGCCTTCCAGCTCGCTCGCATCTGCGTAAAGAACTGACACGGCGGACTGGCGTGAATCGCATCGAACCCGTCGAGCGGATACGTCAAGGCATCGGCTTGCACGAACGTGAACGGATACCGCGGCTGGGGGCGGTTGTCGACGCCGACGATCTCCGTGAATCCAGCGCGCGAGTAGCCCATCGCCGCCCCGCCGGCCCCGCAGAACAGATCCAGGAGTCTCATCGCGTCACCCGGATTTCATGCCGCGTCGCCCGCTGGTGACAGGCCAAACACAACAGGATCGCCCGCGCCACGACGAAGCGGTCCTGCGGCCGGACGTTCCGCCCCGCCAGATGATGCACTTCGCCGCGCTGCGGGATCGCCTCAATCGAGTGCTTGACGTGGCGTTCACAGTACTGGCAGATCCCCCCGTCGCGCAGCCACACCGCCAGCCGAAAGGCCCGCGCTTTCACCTCGCGGTCGCGCTTGTACTGCACGCGATCGACCAGCCGCGGCCGCGGTTTCGGGAAGCTCGGCGTCACGATTTCCCTTGTTGCTCACTCTCACGGCTGTCCGTGGACGCGGTACGAGGATCGGTCGAAGAGTCGCGTCGATCCACGCGCGCAGAATCTGTCTCTTCGTCGTCCGTCGTCGTCGTCGTGATCGATCGGGGTGGCGCGACCAGCGTCAAGTGGTCCAAGTCACATTCATACGCCCGCACCCCATCCTCGCGGATCCCCATCAGGTACGATCGGGATCCGCACGATTCACAGCGATGCGTGGAGGCGGACGGCGAACTGATCAGCATAGGTCGTTACCGATCGACGATTTTGAGGCGCCCACACCGTCGACATTGCAGAATCGACGGCCGCACGTAAAACCACCAACACCGCACACAGGGCCGATCACGATTCGCGCGTGGACCGCGTTCCCTCGGGACCGATCGCTGGGATCTACCGCGTCCCCCGTGGACGCTGCACCGGGCAACGAGGGAATCCGCGGCGTCATACGCGTTCTTCCGCCGTTGCGGCCAGCACATGCGCGCGCAGGGTCGCGAGCGCGGCGATCGCAGCCTCCACGGCAATCCGATGCGCCAGGCGTTCACGGATGTCCGTCGGCGTCATGCCGAACGCGATCCGCTCAAGCTGACGCAACTGTTCAAAATCCTCGGCCGGCACAGGTTCACCCCACAGCGGAATCACGCCACCGCCTCCCGCCGCGCCCGATACGCCGCCTCTTGCGCGTAACTCCACTTCCAGAGTTCCTTGACCGCGAGAAACACCGGGAACAGCTCCCGCGCCGGCGGCGTCTCGACAATCTCAAACTCCGGATCGGTGTCGACCTTAATCGAGTGCTTGACGTGGCGTTCACAGTACTGGCAGATCCCGCCGTCGCGCAGCCACACCGCCACCCGAAACGCCCGCGCTTGCGCTTCGCGGTCGCGCTTGTAGGCGATGCGATCCACCAGCCGCGGCCGCGGTTTCGGGAAGCTCGGCGTCACGCCTTCCCCCGTTGTTCACTCTCACTGGTGTCCGTGGACGCGGTACGAGGATCGTCGGAAGAGTCGCGCCGATCCACGCGCGCATGATCCGTCTCTTCGTCGTCCGTCGTCGTCGTCGGGATCGATCGCGGCGGCGCGACCAGGGTCAAGTGGTCCAGGTCACATTCATACGCCCGCACCCCATCCTCGCGGATCCCCATCAGGTACGATCGGGATCCGCACGATTCACAGCGATGCGTGGAGGCCGACGGCGAACTCAGGAGCATGTCAGGCCGCCACTTCATTCGGGAGCGGAATCGCGACGTCGAAGTGTTCCATCGCCCACGGGATCACCCAGTCGATAAACTGCCGACACTCGTCCACGGTCATGTCGGAGGTGTGCGGCTTCAGCGGGAGTTCGTGGCCGCCTACGGTGTGCCACCCGAAACACTCCCCCATCAGTAGCAGCTTCATTTCGGTGATCGAGTAGCCGCAGTGATCGGCCAAGAGCGGCACCGGCACCGCATGGATGTAGGCGTTCTGGTCCAGACTCCGCTGTAGCCGCTCTTTGCGGACGATGATCTCGACGTTCTTCCCAGCGAGCGTCCGAAAATACGCCTGGCGCTGCGCACGTTCCGCGTCGGCCAATTCAAAGCGGCCTTCGGGACTGATGCGCCCGTGAAATAGGGGGACGGCACTCATACGAGAGCGCCCGCCATCGCCTCCACCTCGGCGTACTCGCGATCGACTTCGTTCAGAAACAACCGCACGAGGAGTTCGTACGCCGTGCGGTCGGTCTCGTTCATCGTCAACCGGACGATCTTCAGCCGAAGGGCCGGCGGGAACCGGGGATCGAAACTCACGAAATCACACCACGCCGCCCCGGTGATCCAGAGATTGTGCTGGCACTGCTTGAGGTAGTCCCCTGGAACGCCCATGCGTAGATACTCGAGATGGGTGGCCGACTTCGGGCACTTCAGTTCCACGATGCCCGCGAAGTGGTCGACTTCGGCGTCCGCAGAACAGCCCGCCATCAACGTCGGATGCGCCAGAAATCCCACGCGCCGGGCGAGATTGCCGGTCTCGGCTTCATACGCGGCGAACGCCTCCGCTTCCATGTCGGTGCCCCGTTGCATGTCTTTGGAGATATAACCGTCTTCCTGCGACACGCCGGTCAACCGTTCCAACACGAGCCGGACCCGCAGATTCCGCCGCCCCGCGGCTTCGCCGGTCTTAATCTTCGCCAGCATGTCCGCCGCGCAGGATCCGGTCAGCCGGCCGAGCCGCGCGGTCCGCCACGCGTCCGTGCGTTGGTCGGTCGTGAGGGTCACGAACGTCATGACAACACCTCGGGCGCATCCGCCGCCGCCGCGCGGTCCTTCAGGAGATCCCACGATTCTGGTTCGGTCGCCATCAGGTAGTGCCGACACGGCGCCGGGGCGGCTTTCCACGTGGCCGAGAGCTGCGCATCGCCTTCATCGGCGACGGCGGTCAAATCAGCCGCCCAGTCGTCGTACCCCTCCGGTTTCAGGAGGGCGGGCTTATCGTCCGGCACCGCTGCGACGTCGATCGCCCGCTGCCCGTCCATTTCTTCGGCGGTCTGTTCCCCGCCCAGTTCGTCGGGGAAGGCTTCCCGCAACGCCGCCGCTTCCGCGCATTTACAGAGCATCTGCGTTGGCGCTTTCGCCCACCGAGCGTTTGCCCTGCCGTCCCGCTTCGTCGCCACGACTTCCCGGAACAACGTCCGCACCGGAAACTCCGCGCGCTGCTTCGCGATGTCATTCCAGCGGTAGACCGTGAACTCGCACCAGGCCGGCGCGGTGACGCCCGCGTACTCCTGCTCCGGGCCGTACTCCGGTTTCGCGTGCCCCAAGTACTCGCCCGTGCGCTGCGCCGTCGTCCGGTGTTCGTAGATCCCAGGCATGACGACGTCGCGCCATTCGTATTTGTCACCGACCTTCACTTCCATCGGGACGATGTGACAGGGCTTCTTCATCGGATCGAGTTTGCGGCTCGCGCAGTAGTCCCACACGAGCAGGACTGATTCGCCTTTGGCGCCTGGAAAGAGACTGTTCATCAACGTCCGCCACTGCGCTTCGGTGATGCCGCGTCGCGCGACGGGTTCAGGCAGCGTCGGGCCACCGTTGCCGCCATTGAGCGTGCCGCTGGTCTTTGTCGCGAGGGCTTGGGTCATACGGGAATCTCTTTCTGCGCGTCCGGGGGTTGACTCGTACACGAGGTCTCCGCATCGATGCTGCAGCGCGCGGAACAATACGGATAGTGATCAGGATCGGTGTAGACCGCGGCACACCAGAAACAGTGGACCGGCCAGTCCTGATGCCACGGCCCCGGCGTCAAGGCGCGTTCAAACTTCTCGCGATTCATGGGACTCCTTACGCAGATTCGGTCGGGCGTCGTGCATGAGATCCAGGAGCATCGCCCACTCGTCCTGATCGATCGGCCACCCGCGATCGAGCAGGTCGGCGAAGCGGCGCAGGAAGTGGGACGCGAGCCAATGTGCGGCGGGCCCGGGATCCGCGACGGGCGCGGGCGGAAACAGCACCGCGTGGATCGCCTGCGGGTCCGCCGTCGCGAGCGCTTTGGTCAAGGCGACGAGATCGGTTTTCATTGAGATCCCTCCCCCTTCATCCGGTTGCACACTCATTCGGCGTGTGCCCTAAAGTCGCATAGCTATTCGGCGAAGAGACGCGCACAGTGGCGTGGGGGGCCTTCGTGCCGAACCATACGCCGCTGCCGATGAACCGGCCGTTGCGGGTGTGGTGCAGGGCGACTTTCGAGATGCCGTATTTGCGGGCCAGTGCGCCGCCCGTCACTCGGTCGCGCGGGGCGTGGAAAATCTCCAGCCGTTCAGCGAGGGTGAGTTTCTTCCGGCGCGTGACGGTGAGACGGTCTTTACTCGCCGCGTCGCGGATGTTGTCGCCGATCGTGCCAAGGAATAAGTGCGAGAGTCGTACACACGCGGGACGGTCGCAATGATGGCAAATCTGCAAGCCCGCCGGAATCGACCCATGCGCGAAGATCCACGCCAGACGCGACGCGATCCACGGATGTCGGTTGATACGGAATTGTCCGTAGCCCCCATGAAAGGCCGTGCCCGTCCACACCCAACAACCCGACGTCTTCTTGACCTTCGTCCAGAAGCGTGTTTCAATCGCCTGTCGGTCATCGGCCGAGAGGCCGTCCAGCGTCAGCCACTCCCGCCTCGACTCGCCCTCCCC